GGCTGAGCGGGTGCAGGTTGTTGTGTTCAAAGATCACGAGTGCGTCTGTCATGCCGCGAATGTACACGACGGGACTTGACATGTCGAGATCAGCCTCAGAACGGATCGTATTCGTGCTGCGCCTGCTGATAATTGGCACCGTCGTAGCCTGCCCGGGCCGAGTGATGCACCGGCAAGGCGTAGGTCAGCGCCAGCGCGTCAGCCATGTCGGGGCTGCTCATGCCTCGCTTCTTCATGTCCTCTTTGCGCTCGAGCTGGATCTCATTGCGTAGATTGTAGCCATACTCGACGCCTGTCAGATCGGTCTTGAGATCCTCGTCGTCGGGCAAGCGGATACCTGCCTTGATGGCATCGCGCAGGTTGCCCCACATCTGAGCGCGCATGTTGGCATAGCCACGCTGTGTCGCTTTGCTGCCGAAGTTAATCTCGATCACGTCGTGACCCAGCTGCCGCAGGCGATCAACCACCGGCCCGCCGACGCCCCCGCCGTCGACCATGATGGCATCCGGGCGCTTCTCGTTGGCGATGCGAGACACCTCTGCGGACAGCGTCATCGTGTCGATCTGCTGGTAGACGTGGAAGCCTTGGCTCTCGGCGTCGCGCCCCTGCCGCAGGTAGATCACGCTGCTGTCATCGCCGAACCGGGCAACATCGACGCCCATGACCAGCGGCTCACTGGGACCGACGAACACCTCGTGATCGATGCACTTCTCGACATCGCCAACGCTGATGAACTGCAGCGATCCAGCGTCTGGGAACATGCCACGCACGCGCACCTTGAAGAAGTCGCTCTCCTCGCCGTAGTCCTTTGCCCATTGGTCAAACAGCTCCTTGTTGGTCTGCTCCACGTCTCGGCTGTCGATGAAGCGACGGATGAAGTTGTTGCGGAACCGGCCCACCATGTTCTGGTAAAAGCGCCCGCTGTTCCGCGTCGGGTTGCCGAAGTCGAAGGTCATGGGCTCGCCGTCGGTCAGGCCGCCCTCGCGCACCTCGTAGATCCGATCGGGCACGGCTGACGCCTCGTCGAAAATGTAGAACGGGGTCGAGTTGGCAGCGTGCAGGCCAGCGAACGCCTCGCTGTTTTCTTCGCGGCTGGTCAGAGCGTCGACGCGCCACGTCTCACGGAAATCGTTGTGGTACATGTTCAGCGACCCGGCACCGCTGTTGAGCGTGTACCAGTGCTGCGTCAGGCCCATGCCGTGCCACTTGGCAAGCTCCGACCACGTCTTGGTGCGCAGCTGCTCGCCTGTGTTGGCGGTAACCACGCCCTTGGCGAAGGGCCGGGTGTCCATGATCCATCGGATCAGCCACGCCACGATGGCGCTTTTGCCGATGCCGTGCCCCGATGCTGTGCTGAACTGGATGGGTGCTACGGGGATGGTACCGTCGAAGCCGCGAGCCTTAATCTCTTCTGCCAGATCCAGCAGTAGGTCTTTCTGCCAATCCTGCGGCCCCTTGCGCCCCTTCAGCTGACCGCTGCCCCACGGGTACGAGACCAGCACATGACGCAGCGGGTCGGCATAGCAGGCTGCCATCTCGTCTGCGATCTGCTTGTTGGCTTCGGCGAGGTCTGTCATTTGATGATTACCCGGGCGGCGCGCTCGTAGCAGCCTGTGCCCCAGTTGAAAACCCAAGGCGTTGGGTCGTGGTTGCGCTCGAGCCAGAGCACCGGCGGCCCGCCTGCGTCGTTGGTCTCGATCATGAGCACGTCATCATCGATCTCTGGAACCTCGATCCACAGGTCACGAGAGTGGGTCATAATCGTGCACCGTCTCCGTGATCGCTGCAGGGTGTCCGCCTGAGCACTGCTCTGGCGCAGAGGATTGCCTCGCACCGCAGCTGGTGCAGATCTTTTCTGCGCCCTGCCCCGGCAGCGGCGGGCCCCATTTGTGCGGCTTGCTAGTGTACGCGGTGTTCGTCATCGGCTCCCTCCAGCAGCTGCGACGCCAGCGTGCGCCCTTGCTGCAAACGATCGACCAGCTGTGTGCCTTGGAATACGTTGATGTCAGCCTCGATCTTGGCTGGCAGGATCTTAGCCAGCAGCGTCAGGTAGGCCTTTGGCTCCTGAACTGCCATCGTGGTCAGGTATTCAGCTCCGCCGACGTTGGCGAAGCTCTCCTCGATCGCCTCCTTGAGCAGCAAGGTGGTCTTGTTCTTCGACCCCTTCTTGCGACCACCGCCTGCGTTGGGGGGCATTGTGCCTTTTTTCGCAGCCATCTGCAGAGCATCTCCTCTTTACAGTTCAGCCCACCTTAGCATGCCAATACGCCGCGCTGCCTCCGCGATGCCGTCGTCGGCCTTGTGCTTGAGCAGCTCATCTGCGGCGCTGCCAAACTGGATCTTGGCTGCGTCGATGCTGGCCTGCTTGTCGCTGCTCAGGCCCATCGCCTTCTTCCAGCTGGCAGGCGTGACGTAATGCACAGGCCTGCCGACGCTGAACACCAAGCTCTCGATGCCGCCCAGCATCCGCCCGAACTGGAAGCTCGAACTGACGCCCTGCTTCGGCATCGCGTGCACAGCCTCGATCACCGCAACGTCGAATGGCATCACGCAGTCGCCCCACCATTCGACCACCGCCCGGGCATCGACCTGCTTCTTGCCGCGCAGCTCGACCACCGGCATGCGCGTGCCCTTGACCAGCCGCCCGCCGTGAATGATCGCCAGCCCGCCGGTCTGACCGGGATCGACCCCGAGCACCCTCATGCCCTGCTTTCCAAAAAGGCTTTGAACCGATCACGCGCTGCGGCATCTGCGATCAACTGGCGCTCAAGCCGACGCTCGAGCTCATAAGCTCGCGGGTTTATTGCAGCTCCTGACGCCTCTGCTTTCTTGATCCGATCACGAAGAGCAATCAGCTCTCGCTCTGTCTGCAAACGCATTGTCTTGCGCATGATGCGCCTCCTGTTCTATCCTCGACTTGTTCCAGTGGTGTGGGACAGAGCTTACGAGCTCCGACGCCTTCGGTCAATCTGGTTGTATGGGCAAACTCCTCCCGCCCTATCCTCCGACCCGATACTGACCGGAGGCGTTGTTTGTTTTTGACCTTAAGATCGCGGGCAAACTCCACCCCCATTTTCGGCTTTCGAAACCGCCGCAGGTGCAGCCCACGGCGGTTCTTTCGAAGAAAGAAAAGCACCACCACCTAAATAACCTGTTGTTTTTTCTTTGGTTTCTTTGTGCAACATGCAAAAACCTAAACCTATGTAAACCATTGATTTCATTATCTTTCATTGGAATGGGGTGCATGCACCTCTTGCACCTTGCACCTCAGCTACACCTCCGAATGAGCACTTTCATGCGCTTCGTCGGTGACCGCTTTTCGTCCCAATCGATCGCCACAAAATGCTCTGCTGCGCGCGTTTGAGATGATAGGATCTCGAACAGCTTTGCGCCTCGCCCGCGCCCCTTCAGGATCTTATCCTTGCCGTCATGATCCCAGTGCTCGACGTGGTTCTCGCGGAAGAACTGATCGATCGCGGTCAGGGTCACAAAGTGCTCGCCCTCGCCCAGCATCGACACCAGCGCGCTTGCCCACGCCACCCGCTGCCCCGCATCAGCCAGCGCCGTGACGCCGCTCAGCGCGTCCTCCATCTCGCTCTCTGCATCGGTCAGCGGAACCCACTGCAGCGCGCCGATCGGCTTGCCGCCGGTCTTCACCGGGTGCGACACGAACTTGTAGGCTGTGGCTGGTAGGGTCTGCCCCTCGCGCTGCTTGGCGTGCTCGGTCACGATGTACCGATCCAGCTGCCCGTCGCGCTGCATCTGGAAGAGCTTGCGCCGATTGTCCTTGGCGTTCTTGCCTACCCGGCACGACGTCGGCAGGAAGGGGAACAGCGTGAAGCCCTCATCCAGCGCCGAGAAGATCGCGCCTGACCCACGCCATGCGTTGCTGTCGCCGCTCAGCGCGTCCGGTGCTTCGCTGCGATCCTTGGGAGTGTGGTGGATGAACATGACGGCAGCGCCTGTGTGCTGCGCGATGTATTGGAAGCAGGAGATGATCTGGTCGACCGATGCCGCGCTGTTCTCTTCCTCGCCGCCCAGCGTGTTGAACGGATCGAAGATCACCAGCTCGATCTCGTCACGCTTCACCTTGTCCACGATCTGATCGAGCAGCTCGAGGTTGGGCACCAGCATGCCCTGATCCTGCGTCAGGAAACGGATGCGGCCTGCATCCTTGCCGCGCACCCATGACCTGCGCCCACCGACCAGCCCGTTGGCGTGCATCGCCGCCTTGATCCTGCGCTGCAGATCCTCGCCCTTTTCCTCGTTGGCAAAGTACAGCGTCGAGATTGGCTTGTTGGCTGCAGGAAGTCCCATCAGGTCGGTGCGCCCTGTCAGCAGGCATGCGATCAGCAGCGAGATGTAGCGCGTCTTGCCGACGCCACTGGGCCCCGCGATCGAGATCAGGTCGCCCGCAGGGATCATGTCGTCGATGATCCAGTCGATGTCTGGCAGCTCCGTCCGCAGCAGTTGGTTGCCGTCGATCGTGACGTACTCGCCATCGTTCAGCTCCACCGTCGGGATCTCGGGTGCTTTGGGGCGCAGGTAGTGCATGACCGTGCCACCACGCATCGGCGACTTTCCGCTTGCCAGCACCTCTTCCGGGGACGCCGCGTTGTCCCACATCTTCTTGGCCTCGTACTCGAGCTTGTCGAGATCCGCGCCCCGGATCTCCCACCGGAGGCACCAGTCGATCCACGCCTGCCTCGCCCGCTCCTCGTATGGCGTGCCGCAATACTCAAAGTGCAACGCGTGCCCGATCGCCAGCCACGCCTCGCGATCCTCGATCTGGTTAGGTGCTGCTCGCACCACCTCGATGAGCTTGCCGTCATCAGATCCGCGCTTGGCCGCCAGCAGCGCCGCCGCCATCGGGTCGATCTCCACCTGCACCTTGGTTGGGAACCAGTCAGGCAGCTGCGCCGGAGGCTCGTCATTGCCCCATTCGTACGCGCCGTCCTCAAAACGGCTGGGCGGCAGCACCACGACGCCACGGTGCTTGATGTCGACCGCCTCGTATCCACCGAACTTGCCCGGGAACCGGTGCCCCTCGTCCTCGAAATAATGATGCTCGCCACCGCTGGCCGAGCGCACCATCATAGTTGGCTCGACCTTACGATCCCAGTTGCACTCTTCCTTGTACAAATCGAGATCGAGCACGACGAGGCCATTGGCCTCCGGGTTCATGCCGATGTTGTCATCCGGGTGCTTCGACCACCACCGCTCGACATCTTCGACGGTCATCCGCTTCTCGAGGTAGCCCTTGATCGCCGGGATCTTGGTGCCTGCGCGGCACGGGAAAACCCAGAACCCATCCTCTGCCAGCTGTATGGCGGCCTGTTTCAATTCACTCATTTTCCACTCCATCTGGTGTTGACGGAAGGATCATGCACGAGATATGGTGGCATTGGAGATACCGCCGGGAGTGGTCTCGCACAGAACCTCCCTGAACTGGCCCAGCCGCTCACCCGGCTGGGCCTTTTTTCTTGGACCCCCAGCATAGGCGTGG